TGAAGAAGCATTAACCAACCGCAGAGGATACTAGAATGAATAGACAAATACAAAACGCAATGAATAATGACGAGGCATACGCTCAAAAAGTAGAAGCTAATGAGCAATTTGCTAGGGCTGAGCTTCGAGCTAGGAATATAACTAGGCTTCAATTCCATATGATTATGAGAGATATTCAGCGTGGTATCATGCCTTATATCGACTAAGTTACACTGATGAGACTTCAATAGTCGAAACGCTGACGCCTCTAGATAGCTAGGGGCGTCTATATGGTTTATGCGTATGTAACATTTAACAATTAATGCGAGGTAAAAAATGCAAGTAATTAAATTATACTTACCTATGAAAGACAATAACGGGAATGACTTAATGGATATCCACGAAAGTTTTATAGATGATATTAGAGACGTTAGAGCAAATGGAAATACAGCTAGAATATCGGGCTTTACTAGATATCAAGCTGAGGGCTTTTGGTTTGACGACACGCAAGCGTATGTTGATGATATCAAAATATATGAGTTTCATGTAGAAAATAAACATTTCGGGGAAGCTTACGCATATCTATGGAAGTGGTCTTATTACTCATGCCGTGATATGGAACAGGAATGTATCTACTTACAGGCTAACAATGAGACAGAGTTAGTGAGGTATAAATAATGGCTGAAGAGACAATTATAACAATAATGGGGCACGTCGATAACGTGTTGCTGGCTGTGGGTATCTATTACTCACTAGCTAGCATTGAGCACTACATGGACGCCTATTTTACAAACTATAAAGCGTCACCTCAGGTGCTAGCGTGTATCTCAGGATGTCTAGCTAACACCATTAGTGACGGCGTAGGCTTCCTAGTTACTGGTAGCTGGGAATGGGCTTTATGGGTCATGCTGGGGTGTCTATCAGGTATGCTAGTTATTCCAGTGCTAGAGTATTTTAACAATAAAAAAGCGAGGTAAATAATGCAATTAGAAAACAAAACAGCGTGGGGTAAACTTAGGAATACTATGAGTAACTTAGATAACTCAATTCCTGACCATGTTTTTGATGATGAAGACGGTCAAGAACTGGCTGACAGCATTAGTGCTGTATGGGACGCTATAGCGGACTTAGAGGGTCACTATGCGAAGTATCATTTAGTTAAAAAAGAGAGTACTACTGACGAGGATTGAATATCCGAAACCCCTGACCAGTAAAGTGTCAGGGTTCTAGTACAATTAACAGCGAGGTAAAATTATGAAATACACAGATATGGGTAAAGAAGATATTACTAAATATTCTTATGATGAGTTATCACTAAGAATTATGAATGATGAAGACGCTTATGAGGTGATTGCTAAACCAAGTGAGTTATTAAAACATGTAAGAGAAAATTATATTTATACTACTAGACAAATGGAAACATTATTGACTGATTGTTGGCATGACTATCAAGAGTCAATTAAATATGTAGAATTTTATTAAATAACAGCGAGGTAAAATTATGAGTTATGATTTATCTGACCGCATAGATGACTACAGCAGAGATATGCACGGTCATTCTAACTGGGCTTATGTCGATACTTTAAGTAAAGAAGACAAAGCTAAGATAAAAGAAGGAACTCATCCTGAAGGTATATTAGAAGGGGGTATTCTCTTTTATTATGCCGAATGTGATGAGTAAATAACAGCGAGGTAAAAAATGAAAACAGTTAAACACATAGATAAGCCGAATACAGTTTGGTCAAGCTTAAAAATAAGTTTATCAGACTATTCAGCACTTAAGTTAATTGATGTCTTAGAAACTGGGGGTATTGGTGAATCTAATATCGAGCGTATTAAAGATATTCTAGGGCTGAAATACAAGCTTTATAAAGCTGAAGATGGTGCTAAAAGTGTAATCCTTGAAATGAAAAACGGTAAAACTAGAGCACTGGGTGAGTTATCACAGCGAGGTAAAACATGGTAGACGTAACAAGTCGTAAGTATCTTGAATCGTATTTCACAGATGAGGTTGACTCACCTGAAGACATCCAAAATAAGATACTAATGGTCATGAAGCAAGACGGTATCATGGAGCGTAATGAAGACGGTAAGATGACTGTATTCAAGAAGCGTCCACTACTGGCTTATCTTCGTATAGCCTTTCCTAATATCAAGCCTAGTGCTATCAATAGACAGCTTAATAATCTGTTTAAGGATGACGTGCTCAAGATATGGGACAAGTACAAAACTAAGCCGTACGTGATTAAGTCTAGGCGTTACAAGTCTAGGATAAAACGTGCGACCAGCAGAGTACAACGTAGTAAGACTGATATGCTTTTTGAGATACTCATGGGAGATGACCCAAGTAAACGCATGAGGTATATCACTGACTGTATTGCTAATGGGGTTACACCTGACTTAGATGTATAGGTAGTAACAAGTAAGTATATATAGCTAGGGGAGACAGGGGTTTACACTAATATGGGTACTTTAAACACCTGTTTCCTTACTTAACAATAACATAGCGAGGTATTATGAATATATTTATATTAGATAGACATCCACGTACCTGTGCTCAGTATCATTGCGACAAACACGTAGTCAAGATGATACTTGAGACAGCTCAGATGATGTGCACCGTACTTAATGAGTTAGGATACGAGACGCCTTACAAGTCTACTCATCCTAAACACCCATGTACGCTGTGGCTCAAGGAGTCTAGGAATAATTACTTATGGACTAGACAGCTAGCTAAAGGACTCAATGCTGAGTACAAGCTACGCTATAACAAGACTGACAATCACAAGTCATGGGACGTTATAAAAAGCTTACCAGCATTGCCTAGAGAGTTACCACTTAAGGACTTAACTGAATTTCCACAGGCTATGCCTGACCAGTATAAACACATTGACCCTGTCGTTGCATATCGTACGTACTACAGACAGGACAAGCGTGACTTTGCTACGTGGAAATTAGCTACACCTATATGGTGGAATGACAACACATACACATACTAACAAAGGAGAATAACTATGAGTGAACTAACAATAGAACAATTAAACAATGACACACCAGCTAACAAGTCACCTGTAGGGTGGAATCCAGCAAGAGAGAGACATTACAAACAATTCTTAAACACACTGGACTGGCATGACTTTGGTAAGCATGACGCAGTGAGACGTCACATGTATGAGACTTGGATAACTAAGGGCGTACACCCTAGTGAGCTTAGGAAACCTCATCATGTGGGGAAGAGGGACTAAAGTACCCTTATAAGATACCAATACACATTAACCTAAGGAGTATACATGGTAGAGATATTTAAAAACATAAAAGAGTATGCAGATGAGGTAGACCACGAAGCTGAGATGATTAAGCTGGGTAAACAGCGAGTCAATAAGCGTAGGGTCTCTCATGTACAACGTGAGGAAGAGTCAGTGACCAGCTATGGTAAAGTCATGGTGGCTAATACCATACGACCACTAGCACAAGCCATACAGACCTATCTTGAATCTAATGCTGACGCTAAGGGTCAGCCTGAGAAAGCTTTTATTAAGCTAAGAGAGATAGAGCCTGAGGTGTCAGCCATGATATGTGCCAAGCATGTCATCAATACTATCACACAGCATAAGCCATTGACGGCTACGAGTATTGCATTGGGTGGTAAGATTGAGACTGAGACATCCTTACGTAACTTTAAGAACTTAAACCCTGAACTGTTTGAAGCAGTCAAGAATGACTTAGACAAACGTTCATGGAACTACGCATACAAAAGACGTAAGCTAAAGGAATCAGCTAAGCGTGACAACGTGGCTATGTGGGAAGAGTGGACTACGGAAGAGAAGCTACACACAGGCATGAGACTTATCGAGTTTATGCAGTCAGCTACAGGTATGATTGAGTTTGGACTTGAGGTTATCAATCGTAAGCGTACTAAGATAATCAAGCAGACAGCTAAGACTAGAGAATGGATAAAGAATAGAAATAACTTTAATGAGCTATTGAATCCTGAGTACCTACCAACTGTCATGCCGCCCAAGAATTGGGAGACAGTGACAGGGGGTGGATACTGGACGAAGGAAATACCTGAGTTAGATTTAGTCAAACAAAAGAATAAGTTATTCAAGCGTGAGCTAGAGAACTTTGATATGCCTGAAGTGTACAACGCAGTTAACCGTATGCAGTCGACTGGCTTCAGGGTTAACAAGTTTGTACTAGATGTAATGAAACACGCTTGGGACAACGGGATAGCTATGGGTGGTATGCCACCGATTAAGAACATGGAGATACCTAACAAGCCACATGACATTGACACTAATGAAGAAGCTCGTAAGGAGTGGAAGAAACAGGCTGTCATCTGTCACACTGAGAACTCTAGGATGTTTAGTAAGAGATTACTATACGCAAAGATACTATGGGAAGCTGATAAGTTTAAAGATTATGACAACATATACTTTCCCTTGCAGTTAGATTTCAGAGGCAGAGCATATTGTGTACCAGCATTTTTAAACTATCAGGGAATCAGTGGTGCTAAGGCATTGTTAGATTTCTCTCATGGTAAAGAGATAACAGAAGATAACTCAGGTGGCTTTTGGTTAGCCATACACGGTGCAAACGTGTGGGGTAATGACAAAGTTACACTTGAGCAGAGAGCAGAGTGGTCTATGGATACTGCCAATATGCAGATGTTTCGTCGCATAGTCCAAGACCCTATAGTCAATCGAGACTGGGAAGAAGCTGACTCACCCTTTCAATTCCTCGCATGGTGCAAGGAGTGGGTTGAGTTTCAAGATACAGGCTACGGCTATGTATCACACATACCTGTTTCGATTGATGGCTCATGTAATGGTCTTCAATTATACTCGCTGATGTTACGTGACAAGACAGCTGGTAAGTTAGTCAATGTAGTTCCTAGTGAGACACCGCAAGACATCTACCAGCTTGTTGCAGACTCAGTGATAGAGAAACTAAAACAAGATAAGCTTGAGGGTAAGCCTTATGCACACGCATGGTTGGAGTATGGAATCAAACGTAGTACCACCAAGCGTAGCATTATGACTATATGCTATGGGTCAACACGTTACTCGTGCACTGACTTTGTTGTAGAGGACTTAACCAAGCGTAAAGATAAGGGAGAAGAACACCCATTCAAAACTGATGTATTCAAGCCAGCCATTTATTTAGCTGGTGTGATATGGGACAGCATTGGAGACAATCTGACATCAGCTCGTATGGGTATGGACTACTTACAAAAGATTGCCAAGATTGTATCCAAAGAGCAGTTACCTATACATTGGATAACACCAGTCGGCTTTCCTGTCTATCAATCTTACCCTGAAATGAAGAGTAAAAGAGTCAAGACCATGTTACTAGGTGAGGTTATCAAACCTAGAATAAACTATGAGACTGACAAAACTGATAAGCTCAGAATGTCTAACGGCGTTGCACCTAATTTTGTGCACTCATTAGATTCAGCTGCAATGATACGTACAGTTAATATTGCATATGACAATGGTATAAGAAACTTTTGTAATGTGCATGATAGCTTCGGTACTACTGCTGCTGATGTTGAGCTGTTAAGTAGTGCATTGAAGGAATCATTTATACAGACCTTCACTGAGACGGATGTACTTAAAGAGTTTAAAGAAGATGTTAAATCACAACTACCAGTAGAACTACATGAGAGTTTGCCTGAAGAACTAGAGAAGGGTGACTTAGATATAGAACAACTGAGAGAGTGTGATTTCTTCTTTGCATAAAGTACCCATATAAGATAATAAACCATAATCAAGGAGATAAAATGGCACAACAACAAAATGAAAAAGTAGTAACACCTATTGGCGTCAGTCAGTATGCGTGGTTGACACAGCCTGATACTCGTTTTGATGAGAATGGACATTACAAAACTAATCTCATCCTAAAAACTGAGGACTCAGTAGAGTTAATGCAACGCATTGACAAAGCTTTGGAAACTTCTAAAGACTTAGCTCAAGAAAAAGCTAAAGGTAAGAAGATTAAACAAGCAGACGCACCTTACTTTGAAGAAGTAGATGAAGCTGGTAATTCAACTGGTAACACTATCTTTAAATTCAAATGTAAAGCACAGATAGTATCTAAGGACGGCACAATCATACCTAATAAGGTTGCATTGTTTGACGCTAAAGGTACACCAATGCCTAAAGATGTGAACGTATGGTCAGGCAGTGAGATGAAAGTCTCAGCTGAATTGATACCGTACTACACAGCTATGGTTGGTGCTGGTGTTTCTATGAGATTGAGAGCAGTACAAATAATCAAACTAGTAGAAGGCGGCGGCGGTAATGCTAAAGGCTTTGGGTTTGATGAGACAGATGGCTACGAACATCAGGAGACACAAGTTAAAGATGACATGGAGAGCACGACTGAAACGGAAACCTCTGACTTCTAAAAAAGTCGGAGTCGTATACGGATTCAGGTCAGGACTTGAAGAACGTATTGCTGGGGAACTTAGAAAAGAAAGTGTAAGTTACGAGTTTGAAGAAACTAAACTAAAGTATACTAAACCTGAGAAACTACATACTTACACCCCTGATTTCTATCTTCCTGAGCAAGATATATTTATTGAAACTAAAGGACTTTTCACAACTGCCGATAGACAGAAAATGAGACTAATAAAAGAGCAGTATCCTGAACTGGATATTAGATTTTTATTTAGCAATCATAAAGCCAAGATAAACAAACGAAGTAAGACCACGTACGGTATGTGGTGTGAAAAGTATGGCTTCTTGTATGCTACCAAACACATACCAAAGGAATGGCTATGCGAAACCAAAGAAAACAAACAAAGTACATAGTAGTCTGTTGCTC